TTATCTGCTGAAGTATATATAATGCCTAATTCTCCTAGAATCTCAGCATGTATTACCTGGTCCCACCAGGTACATTCCGGTTTTACGGTTCCTAAATTGTCATCTCCCATGAAATTGGCTTTGACATAATCATCATATCTAATAGCGGGAACGCCATAATCATCTCTAGGTGCTTTTGCATAAAAAGTATACCTGAATAATATGGAATTACATATATTAGACATCATGACTGTGATAAATACGCCTGATGGCATAGACGCGAGAAATTGCGCATATATACCATCAAATTCATATATTGGATAAATCAATTCTTGCAAAACAGCAGCAACTGTTCTCAGTTCCAACTCGTTATAACCACAATGTCTACAAATATCATATACTACACCGGCAGCAGCCGATAGTAGCTTGGGGCTCAAACTCTTGTCCCAATGTTTGTAATCACCGCAGAAAAAACGAGATTCACATCCCTCTTGCTGTATGCTTTGAAATAATCTTGTCCAATCATCATCATAACAATTGGCACTAATACAACATTCGAATCTATCCCAATGAAGTTGGAACACTCTATTTAGTCCACCTAGACTCTGTTTAGACAGAATCAGGTAACCTAATTGAGTGCCCGCAAACAACCGTAATGATGTTTTATCGAATTTTGTAGCTTCATCCTTAATGTTACCACGGAAAACGCAATATAGACGTTCACCATTGCGAACCTTATCCTTGAGCGTTTCGACGTCATCATATACCTCTTGCTTAAAAACCAACTTGGTAATGACTCCGTGTTCGTCGATTGTGCTCTTCTCCATGTCGATAAGAGTATTCTTTGGCTTATCTACGGGATGGCCGGCAGAGGATGAAGTATCTACTCTGTCAAAACCATTGATTCCGTTCACACCGTTGATGGCAACATCTTCGCTAACAAAATGAACATGTTTAGCGAGATCCAATTCATCTATGGCATTTCTATGATGCATGAACACATCATTCGCAGCTCTAGATAGCAAATCAGGATCAAATTCATTACATGGTTCCATCATATTCTGAGCATTTTCCTGAAAAGGTTTCCAGCTGCCCAGCCCTTTCGGTTTACCGTGTATCCTTGGCAGATCCATATATTCCTCCACAGATTTACTAATAACACTTTCTTTCACATCTGATCGAAG